AGAGTAAAAGAGTTTATAAATGAAATAGAAAAAAAGCATAAAAACAAGAAAATTTTGATAGTTGCTCACAGTGGCACGATTAAAATGTTGTTGTTTTGCTTTAACTATCCAAAAGTTGAATTACATAAAGCCTACTACGATTTACATATTAAGAACTGTAAAGCATATAAACCAAATTTTAATAATTCAAAGGTCGAAAAAATGAAAATTGGCTTTTTCCCTATGGTCGCGGACATTTTGCATTCTGGGCATGTTTTGTCGTTAGAAGAAGCAAAAAAACATTGTGATTTTTTAATAGTGGGATTGCATTGCGCTCCTAGCTATAAAAATCCACAACAATCAATTTATGAAAGATACATGCAACTTAGAGCGGTTAAATGGGTAGATGAAGTTATTCCGTATGAAAATATAATTAAAGACAAAGATATTTTCGTTTCTTTAGACTATGACGTTTATTTTCTTGGCGAAGACCATAAAAGCGAAGAATGGGAACTTAAGAACAAAATAGAAGAATTAGCCAAGGAAATCATTTATCTTAAAAGAAAACACAACTACAGCAGTAATAAAATCAAAAATGAAAGCAAGTAAAAAAATAGCTGTGTTCATTCTTTCTAACGGAAGACCGGACAATGTTATAACTTACAAAACCTTGCGAAAACAAGGGTATACAGGCAAAATATTTCTTATTGTTGACGATGAAGACAAAACACTTAATCAATACAAAGATAAATACAAAAATGAAGTAATTGTATTTAACAAAGCGGATTACAAAAATAAGTTTGACATAATGGATAACTTTGAAGGAAACAAAGTCATCGTATATGCAAGAAACGCTTGCTATGACATAGCTAGAAAATTAAATTTAGACTATTTCTTTGAATACGAAGATGATTACACGCAATTCCAATATAGGTTTGCGGAAAAAGATTCATTAAAAGGTACTCAAGTAACTAATCTTGATAAAATATTAGATGCAATGATTGAATGTCTAGATATAACGAAAGCAAATACTATAGCTTTTGCGCAGGGGGGTGACTTTATTGGTGGTTTAGGTGCCTTGAAAAACAATACATTTAAAAGAAAGGCAATGAATACATTTGTATTTAAAGTAAATAAAGACCCAAAAGAAGACACAATTTTTATTGGAAGAATGAATGACGATGTAAATACTTATTTAACGCAAGGAAAGATAGGAAAGCTATTTTTCCAAGTTTCAAACATTTCGTTAGTACAACTTGCAACACAATCAAACACAGGTGGAAACACAGAGGCTTATAAAGCATATGGCACCTATGTAAAGTCCTTTTATAGTGTTATAGCCGCCCCTAGTTGTTGCAAGATTGACTTGATGGGCAGAACTGATAAAAGACTTCATCACAGAATAACTTGGAATAATGCAGTTCCAAAGATTTTGGATGAAAAGTTTAAAAAATATAATGCCATCCATCCCAATCAATAACAAATGTTCAGAATTAAGATGTACTAATATAAGAACAAAGGTAAATACTTATTGCATAGAGCATGGCGGCAAGAATTCTATTAGCAATGAATCAACTCGAATAAAAAGTAAACAATATAATTCATTAAAATGGAAGACACTTAGACAACGCCAGTTAAGCCAGCAACCCCTTTGTCAGTCTTGTAAGACACAAGGAAGAATCTGTCTTGCCACTGATGTTGACCACGTATTCCCATGGAATCATATAGGTCCACATGCTTTTATGCATAACGTATATCAAAGCCTTTGTCGTGCGTGTCATAGTCATAAGACACAGTTAGAGCAACAAGGCATATATCGCCACTATGCAAATCCTAAAGATTTTACAGACTATTCTAAGCTCGATTGGAATAAGGTAATTTCAGGAGAAATATCATAAAAAGTATAAAGAACCTAGAAACTTAAATAATTATTGTATTAAAGAAAAACAGGCCCGGACCTTCTTTTCTACAAATGCTCTTGACGAATAGGGGTATCCCCTGACAAAATTTAACTTATGGACAAAAAACCTTTAGAACTGCACCTGATTGACGGAACCAAGCCAAAGCACAATCCGGCACCGTTGCCTGTAGAACTTCGCAAGCGGGTTCCTGCTGCTGAGTGGATGGACCATCCCGAACTGTGGGATAAGATGAAATTCGTTGAGGAAACTAGCGAGTATTTGTTTAAGGTTTACGGCATTGGCTCAAACCAAGACAAACACGCGCTTTCTATGCTGGCCGACTATATCGACACATATGTTAAATGTACTCGCGGGATAGACAAAAACGGAATTATCACTACGTTTAACAATGGCGCAACGCCGGGGCCTAATCCGTATATTCCCGTTCGCAATAAAGCCATGGGTGTTATTTTGCAATTGATGGGTGAACTTGGCCTAACGCCTCGCGCCCGTCTTTCTTCAAGCAAAAGTGAAAACGCTAGCCCGATTGCGCGAATGCTTAAAGGGCCAATGGGGTGATTTGGGAGCAAGGTGTTAAATACGCTATTGATGTTAGTAAAGGCGAGATAGACGTTTGTCGCGATGTTCGCTTAGCCTGTCAGCGATTCATTAATCAATACGAAAACCAAGAATGGGCGTATGTCTTTGACGAACGCTTCCCGCAGCACGTTCTAGATTTCTGCGTCACGCTTAGACATACCAAAGGACCGCTGGCAGGAAAACTGATTGAACTAGAACCGTTTCAGATTTTCTTAATCTGTGGCATATACGGCTTCCGAAATAAAATCGACCGCACGAAACGCATGGTGTCGGATGTAATTTTGTACATCCCGCGAAAAGCTGGTAAGTCTACGTTGACAGCAGTTATCGGGCTTTACGAATTACGCTTTGGAGAAGCGGGAAGCGAAGTATTTACTTTAGCTACAAACCGCGAACAAGCTACTATCGTATTTGATGCGGCTAAAGGGTTAGTAGAAGGGATGCTTCCAGAGCTATCGGCCGAATTCCATTTATCAAAATATGAGATAAAAAGGTTAGGCGATTCGCAATCAATGTTTAAAGCATTAAGCCGAGATACTAAAAAAACAGGTGATGGTAAAAATCCTAGTTGTGTAATCATAGATGAAGCTGCGCAAATTGTAGACCGAAACGCTATCGAAGTGCTTCACTCAGGCATGGTTGCAAGGCAAAACCCTCTACGAATTTACATAACCACAGCTTCATTTACTAAAGAAACAAAGTTTTACGAAGATATGTCAATGTTTCAAGCCATTTTACACGGTGAAGCAGAGGACAATCCTAAATGGTTTGGTTTGCTTTACGGTCTTGACCCGCAAGACGATTGGAGAGACCAGACTTCGTGGCGTAAAGTTAATCCGATGCATGGCATATCTGTATTTGAAGACGCGATTAAACAACGCGCCGAAGAAGCCAAGCACAAGCCAGCAAGCCTTAATGAATTTCTTTGTAAGACCCTTAATATATTCGTGTCTGCAAATACGGCATGGATTGATAGAACTTTGTGGGAAGACAAAATTTGCTTAATTGAAGAATTCAGGGAACCAGATGCTGTATTTATAGGTTTTGACCTAGCGGCTACTCGCGATTTAAACGCGGTATGCACTCTTAAGCGATTCGCTGCTGACGATTACGAGGCAGAATTTAAATTCTTTTTGCCAGAAGAAGGCCTAAATTTTGTTCCTAAACACTATCAAGACATATTTCGAGCCGCGATAAAATCTAATATATTAAAGCTGACAGAGGGAAATGTAATGGATGACCGAGAGGTTAGCGAATATATTAAACAGCAAGTAAACAGATACCAGATGACCAAAGAGATTGGCTATGACGCTTACAATGCGGCCTCTTTAGTAGCGCGATTGCACGATGAAGGTATGCCGATTAAAAAGGTAGGGCAGGGCATGGCAGTATTAAACAATCCTTCTAAGCAGGTTGAAAAGCTAATTCTTAACAAAAGCATTAAGCACGATGGAAATCCTTTTCTCGCATGGCAACTAGGCAATTGCGAAGTGTTTACAGACGTTAATGGCAATATTAAAGTGCGTAAGAACTCAGCAGATACCGCTGCAAAAGTTGATGGTATTATTGCTATGATTATTGCTTTTCATTGTGCATTAGACAATCCTATGGTAAATAGTAGCTTCGGTTTCAGGAGTTTTTGATATAAAAACGAAAGAAAATATGGCATTTCTAGACATATTAAGAAATAAAAAACAAACTCAAAACGAAGCTAATACCGTATTGGGCCAATTACAATTAGGTAACCAAGTTATCTATGGCTCCGGTAACAAAACAACTTCGACGCAACTGCTTTATGTAACCACTGCTGGCACTACTGTTGCCGGTCGCGTGATTGATATATCCGCATTAACGCGCAACTCTACGATTATGGGATGCGTCGGAGCGAAGGCTAGAACGCTTGCCCAGTGCGGAATTAGTGTTATGTCGAAACACGACGATGGAGCGTTGGTTGATGCTGTTAGCAATCCCGGCGTAGGTAGCAGA